CATTCCCGGATCGGGGTTCGCCAAGCACAACGAGCAATGGGGCGACCTGAAAAACGACGGGCACGAGGGGCCGGCCTTACAGGACTTCCTCGAGCGGGCGTTCACGGCGGCGCTGCCGCACCTCGACTGCGCGGCGTGGTATCTCTGGCATGCGCATCTGACACAAGGGTTCTTTGCGGCGGCGGCGGCGGCAAACGTCGTGCTACACCGCCAGATAATTTGGCGTAAACCGGGGTTCGTTCTGACCCGCTCGGGAATGTACCACTGGTCGCACGAGCCGTGTTTCTACGGCTGGGTGAAGGGGCATCAGCCGCAATGGCTCGGCAACAAGTCGCAGACGTCGGTCTGGGAGTGCGGGCGCGACGAGGACAGCGGGCAGCACCCGACGCAGAAACCCATCGAACTGTTCGCCATCCCGATCCGCAACCACCTCAAGCAAGGCGAGGTCTGCTATGAGCCGTTCGCCGGCAGCGGGTCGCAGTTCATCGCCGCGGAGCAACTCGGGCGGAAGTGTTACGGAATTGAGATTGAGCCACGCTATGTGGATGTCATCTGCCGGCGCTGGCACAAGTTGACCGGGCGCGTACCCCACAGGGACGACGGCACGCCCTTCCCCGTGGCATCTGAGAGTTGAGATGTGTGACCCCCCAACGTGACGCGCAAACGTGAGACCGACGAAACGACCAGTGTGTCCGAGCGGTTGGACCGCGAACTGGCGCAGGCCGCATTGCAGAAGCGGCAGCGCAAGGAGAAGCCAACCGCGCGCGAGGCCGCGGCCCTGCGGCGCGTGGAGGCCGAGCGCGAGGAACGCCAGCGCTGGGAACACTACCGCCGCATCCCGCGCAAACACTGGAAGGAAATGGCCGGCGACAAGTACGGCCGGCAACTCAAGGCGCAGGCCGCGCGGAGCGGGATACCCTTCGACGGCGCGACGGTCAGCCTGCCCGACGTCGTGTTCGCGCTCCACCAACTGCTGGCCGGTGAGCAATACGACGAGCCGCACGCGGTCTACGCCACCAGCAAGCCCGAACTGGCGTGGATCTTCGGCGTGTCGCCCAAGACCGTGGACGGCTGGCTCGCCAGCGGCGGGCCGGCGAAGACCGAGCACGGCTACAACCTGCGCGACTGGCTGGCGTGGCGCAACCCGCACACGACGTCGCAGGCCGACCAGCAACTGGCCGAGTGGCGGACGCGCCGGCTCGCGGCCGAAGCGCGCCGCGCCGAAGTGTTGGCCAAACAGGCGGCGGCGGAAGTGGTGGACCGCGCGGAGCACGAGCAGGAACTGGCGCGGGTGGCGCAGATATTCGTGGCCTGCCTGGAACGGCTGGCCACCGAACTGCCCGTCAAGCTGGAAGGCGTGCGGGCCGACGGGCGCCGGGCCGTCATCGCCCAACACCTGCACGAGGTACGTGAGCAATTAACGCGCTACCCGAAATAGTCCGGCAGATCGTCGCCCCGCGTGACGAAGTCGACCGGCCCGAATGGGTGACGCGCCATCGCTACGTCACGCACGGTCCGTACGTCGGGGCCGCGGGCGTGCCGGTGCGGTGGGACCACGCCATCGACCCGCTGGCCGTCACGCCGCTACGGGCCGCGGACGATCCGCGCTGGACGCGTGTGGCCCTGATGGGCAGCCCCCAACGCGCGGGCAAAACGGAACTCGGCACCAACTTCATCCTCGCCGCGCTCGAGCAGGCCGGGACCAACGTGTTCTATTTCGCCGCGTCCGCCGTGCTCGCGCAAGACGTGTGGCAAAAGAAAATCGCGCCCGCCCTGCTGGCCAGCGCGAAAACCGAACCGCTGCTGCCGCTGGACCGCGAGGCCGCGGGTACCAAAGAGCGGCGCGACTTTACGAACAAGACCAGCCTGTTCGTACGCGGCTCGGAATCACGCGGGGCGCTGGCGTCGGCGACGGCGCCGCGGATCGTGGCCGATGACGTGCAGGCCATGCGCGTGTTCCCCGAGGGCGACCACCCGGTCGATGTGGCGCAGGAACGCGCCGACGCCTACCCGGCCGATCAGCGACGCTACCTGCTGCTCGGACAGCCGGGCACGGTGGACGACTACCTGGCGCGCACGCTGTTCGCCTCCGCGTTCTACGTGCCGTTCGTCCCGTGCCCCAAGTGCGGGACATATCAACTGCTCGAGTGGGGTCGGCTGCAATTCGACAGCACCAACCCGCGTAAGGCCCGCACGGGCGCGTGGCTCAAGTGCGCGCACGCGGATTGCCACCACAAGATTCGCCGGCGGTCGGTGCCGGGGATGCTCCGCGATCACCTGTGGGTGTCCACCCCGCCGGGCAAGAACTGGATTACGGAACCGACCGAGGGCGGAACGTGGATCGACCCGGCGCAGCACGCGGTGTACCCGGACACGCGGCGCGACACGACCGTGGCGGGGTTCTGGCGCAGCGCGCTCTACTGGCGGTTCGCGGATTGGGGGGCGCTCGCGGCCGAGTACCTCGAGGGGCGCGGCAATCCCGAGAAAGTCATCAACTTCCAGAAGCGGATTCGGGCCGTGCCGTGGAAAGAGCCCGAGGTCGATGAGGACAAACTGACGGAGGCCGAGTTGACACAGCATGCCGCGAAGTATCCGGCCGGGCACATACCCGACGCGGCCGACGTCGTGACCGTCGGCGTCGATGTGCAATCGGGCTACGTCTATTACATCGTGCGGGCGTGGCGCAAAAGCGACGGCGAGACGTGGCTCATCGACCTGGGCACGTGCGGCAAACCGCTCAAGGGCCTGGCCGACGAGTCGAAGCGGGACCGCGGCAAGCGGCGCGCGGTCGCGATCGCCGAAGGGCTTGAAGAGGTCGCCGAACTCGCCGCGGCGGGCTGGCCAGTCATCGACGCGGCCGGGGAGATCATCGGCCAGCGCAGCGCGACGATTTGCGTGGTGGACCGCGGGTACGAGAAAGACGTGGTCGGTGGCTGGTGGCAGACGCGCGGGCGGCAGCAGAACTGGCGCATGGTGCTCGGGCAAAAGGCGGGGATCCGGCTCGCGCTCTGGCCGGCCAAGCCGCGCCTGGACGACCGGCAGCGCCCATATCGCCCGCTCGACGTGAGTCAGGCGAAAACCGTACTGCGCCGCCTGCTACGCATTCCGCGCGGGCAGAGTGGTTACTGGCACTTCCCGGCCGCGGGCGTGCACACGAACACGGTGCGGGCCTACCACCGGCACCTGACCAGCGAGGAGTGGCGCACGGACTTCAAGACGCCGCGCTGGGAAAAAATCGCTGGCGTGCGGGCGAATCACTTTCTGGACTGCGAAGTGTACGGCCTGTGCGCGGCGCGCGGGCTGGGCGTGGCGCTGGCGGGTTTCGCGCGGCCCCCGGAACAGACGCGGACGCGCGGGTACGCCCGGCGCGCCGCCGGCGGACAGCGCCGGTCGGGCGGGAGTTGGAGGATTGGACGATGAGCAGAGCGCCACGCAGCGACGAAGCCACGGAGCCACGCGCGGGCCGGCCAGCGCTCGTGGAGCGGCCGTACATCGACGGTCAGCCGCGGCTGTCAATGACTGCGCAGGAACAAACAGATTTGAGATTTCAGGCTGACGACTGAGAACTGAGAACCCCCCCATGCCCAAACGCAAACACACGACGAAACCGAAACCGAACAAACCCGTGGAGCCGGTGACGCAGGACCCCCCGCTCGAGACGCAGGAGCCGCAGTACGAATACCGCGGGGGTAACGTGCTCTGGCCGCAGGGCCGCAGCTTGCCGCAGCGCTACTTGAAGCTGGCCCGGCACGCGGCCGTCCTGCCGTGTCCGCGGTGCCGGCATATGTGGTTCCGGCGCGGGGGCTGCCGGGCCGTGCGCGTCCGGCACGCGAACGACACGATTGCGTACCTGGAATGCCGGGCGTGCGGCCACGCATACAAGCTGCCCGTGACGCTGCTGGGGGCGGACGGTACGCCGGGCGCCGACGCCGACGCCACCTGAAACGCGGCCTCTGACCGCGCCCCCCTCTTTTCTGAGTCAGAAAAGTCGCGCGCCCGGTTGGCGCCGTGACGTGTTACATAACGCGGCATGGCGACCACGCAGATCACCGTTGCGGCCTTTCAGGATGCGTGTGCCGAGTGCGCGGACGCGCTGGCCGACGGGGATATCGCGACCGCCACCACGAAATACGCCGTGGCCGAGGCCATCAACTCCGGCCTCGACGTCGAAGGCAGCGCGGGGGAATTCCGCAACCGACGGCGCGAAGCACTGACCGGACTGAAAAACGCCATCGACGCGCTCGAGGCAGCGCTGGCACAGACCACGGACAGCGGGCGACGACTCATCACCACGCGGACGAGGCACACGGTATGAAGTCCGCGAGCGATACGATCACGCGGTTCGTGGACTGGGGCGTGGGGCTGCTGTCCCCGGCCCGCGCCGTCCGCCGGCAACACTTCCGCCGCATGGCCCGCGACCCGGACTACCGCGCTTCCGTGCTGGCCCTGCTGCGAGCGCGCGGCTACCGCGCGGCCAAAAAGGGTAACAGCACGCCGTGGCGCGGGGGGGCCGGGGACGCGGACACCGAGATTTCGGGCGACCTGCCCGAACTGCGGAACCGGGCGCGCGAAGCGGAGCGGGACGACCCGATCGGCAGCGGCCTGCACCGCACGTTCAAAACGAACGTCATCGGCACCGGCCTGCGCCCGCAGGCGCGCACCGGCGATACCGACAAGAACCGGCGCATCGAGGCGTTCTGGAAAGCGCGCCAAAACGAACTGTTCCCGGCCGAGGACATTTCGTTCCACGAGGCGCAGAAACTCCTCTACCTCTCGGTCATCCGCGACGGCGACGTGTTTATCAAGCACGCGGCCCGTGGGCCGGACGAGCCGCTGACGTTCGAACTCGTCGAAGCCGACCGCGTGGCCACGCCGCTGAGTTACCAGCCGGCCGAGGGCCACGAACTCCGCGACGGCGTGGAACGCACGGCGCTGGGCGTGCCCGTGGCCTACCACGTGCGCAAGCACCATCCCGGCTCCAACACCGTGACGAGCATCGGTAAGTCCGACGAATACGCGCGCATCCCGAAAGAACTGTGTAAACACCTGCGCCGTATCGGCCGCAGTGGGCAGACGCGCGGCGTACCGCTGTGTCACGCGGTCCTGCAGGAACTGCGCGACCTGGACCTGCTCATGCTCGCGGCGCTGAAGCGCACGCAGATCGCCGCCTGTCTGGCCGCGTTCATCACGAGCAAGGGCGGCGTCGATGATCTGCTGCCGACGACGGCGGATAAGTACGGCTACCAACTCGACCAGGACATCGAACCGGGCATGCTGTTCAAGCTCGACCCGGAAGAGTCAATCCAGACGCTGATTCCGAACTTCCCGACCCCCGAACTCGTGCCGTTCATCGTCGCGATCGCGCGGCGGATCGGCGCGGCGGTCGGCGTGAGCTGGCAGGTCGTGTTGCGCGACTTCGGCGACTCCACGTATTCGTCGGCGCGCACGGACTTGCTTGAAACGCGGCAGACGTACACCGATGAACGGTCCTGGTTCGCCGAGGACCCGTTGGGCTGGCTCTGGCACGAGGTCATGGCGGACGGCCTGCTGCGCGGCGACCAGCGCCTGTGGGGTGTGACGCCGGCGGACATCGGCCTGGTGGCCTGGATTGGCAACGGGTGGAAGTGGGTGGACCCGCTCAAAGAGGCCAAGGCGGTCGAGACGGCGCTCAAGGCCGGACTCACGACGCTGCAATACGAACTCGCGCAACTCGGCCTCGATTGGGAGGAGGTCATTGCGCAGCGCCAGCGCGAAAGAGTGGCCCTCGAAGCGGCCGGATTGCTGGACAACGCGGCGACGGCCAAACCGATGGAGGATATCGCGCGGGCCGTGCGGAGCGGGGTGCCGATCGGCGTGGCCGAAGCGCGCGGCGCGCTGGGACTGCCGGTCGAGACGCCGGACGGTCCGCGGCTGCGCTTCAACGATCAGGACGTACTCCAGTACCACGTCGAGGCGGGCGTGTTGACCATCAACGAGATCCGGGCCGTGCTGGGACTGCCGCGTGCGGCGTGGGGCGACGTGCCGGTCCGCAAGACGGGCCTCAGCCCGGTGAGCGGGGAAGAGCACGCGGGCAGCGAAATTGAGACCGAGGACGAAGCGCGCACACTGGTCGGCGCGGGAGGCAATGGGCATGGGCACTTGTAAGAGCACCGCCAAAACGCGAAGAGCGCCAGCAGCGCAACTATGTCTTGGTGCCCTGGGTGTTCTGGACGTCTGGGCGGTTGAACGAGCGAGGTCTACGCGATGAGCACCACGGCGACGGAAACGACGGAGAAGCCGGTCACGCGGGCGCTGCTCGACAGCGTGACCGTACGGGACATCGACGAGGAGCAGCGGCGCGCTACGTTCGTGGCCGCAACCGAGAACGGGGTGCAGACGTGGCAAGGGCCGGAACACCTGCGCATGGGCGGCGCGGACCTGACGCGCTACCGCAAGAATCCGGTCGTACTCGACACGCACAACCGCTGGGAAGTCGGGGCCGTGATCGGCAACGCGACGGTCAAGACGGCCAAGCGCGAACTCATCGCGGAGGTCACGTTCGCCGAAACCGAACGCGCGACTGAGGCCTGGCAACTCATCAGCGGCGGATTTGTGTCCGCCCTGAGTATCGGGTTCATCCCGCTCGAAGTGGAAATCGTATCCGACGGGGAGGTGTCCGGGCGCGGCGAGAACCGCATCGAGGGTCCGGCGCGGATCGTCCGCCAGTGGGAACTGTTCGAGATTTCGGTCGTGCCCGTGCCGGCCGACGC